TTCAATGAAAGCACCACCTCCGACCGTGAAGGTTGCATGAATGAAATTCTATACTAATGTAACACAATACGGTAGTGTGATTCTACACCGATGGATAGAAGATGGGCAGCACAAAAAACGTGCGGTCAATTTTTATCCAACACTTTACATTCCGTCGAATGATGAAAGCTCGGAATATAAAACCGTATATGGCGAACCTGTAGAACCAAAACATCCTGGGACGATCAAGCAGTGTCGAGCATTCATTGAACGATATAAAGAAATACCAAACTTTACCGTATATGGTACGACACAGTATCAGTATCAGTTTTTAGCAGAGCAATATTCAAAGCATCCAGTGGAATATTCATTCGATGATTTAAATATCTACAACATCGACATCGAAACCACATGCGAAAATGGGTTCCCCGATGTTGACAATCCAATGGAAGAAGTTAATGTTATCACGATTGAGCATCGTGGTAAATATACGATTTGGCATTTACCGGGATTCGATAACAAGAAGTTTCATGAAGAGGGGTACGAAAAACTACTCGACACAGATAGCAAAAACATCACTACTGTGTTGTGTCAAACAGAAATCGAATTGCTGCAAAGGTTTCTTGAATTCTGGAAAGACGGCGACTATCCAGATATCGTAACAGGATGGAACGTGCGTTTCTTTGATATCCCATATTTGTATGAAAGAATCAAAACATTATTTGATGAAGATGAAGCAAATACACTTTCTCCATGGAATGTTGTACGCCGACAAGAAGTCAGGAAGTGGAATAGAGATCAGACGGCATACAGCATTGCTGGCGTTTCTACGCTTGACTACATGGAACTGTATCGTAACTTTACATACACGGCACAGGAATCCTACTCGCTAAACAACATTGCTTATGTCGAGCTAAAGAAAAAGAAACTTGACTATGAGGAATATGGGCATCTTCACACGTTCTATCGTAACAACTTTACCAAATTCGTTGTTTACAATATTCATGACGTTGAACTGGTTGCACAGTTGGAAGACAAGATGCGCCTATTGGAACTTGCCGTTACGATGGCGTATGATGCCAAATGCTCTTTCGATGATGTGTTTTCACAAGTGCGAATGTGGGATGTAATCATCTTCAATGAACTATACCGTCAGAAAAAAGTGATCCCTCCAAAAACAAATCACTCAAAGGATGCGGCTTATGAGGGCGCGTATGTGAAAGATCCTCAACTTGGCGCACACGATTGGATTGTATCGTTCGATCTGGCAAGCCTCTATCCACATTTGATAATGCAGTACAACATATCACCAGAAACCTTGATAGATGAAATCGACACGCTTGCATCCAACACGGAAACATCAAATTTAGTTTCAGGGTTACTTGATCAAAAGATTGATACGTCTGATTTAAAAACCCACAACGTATGTTTAACAGCTAATCGACAATTCTTTAAAACTGATGTAGATGGGTTCCTTCCAAAAATTATGCAGAGAATGTATGATGATCGAAAGAAATATAAGAAGGAAATGCTCAAAGCTAAAGCAGCGAAGGTGAAAGCAAAAAGCAAAGCAGAAGAAAACAAGCTGGAGAAAGATGTCTCCAAATTTGAGAACCTTCAAAAATCGAAAAAGATTCAACTTAACAGTGCCTATGGTGCTTTGGGAAATGAGTATTTTCGATTCTTCGATATCCGCATTGCTGAAGCAATCACACTATCTGGGCAACTTTCAATTCGCTGGATTGAAAATAATGTTAACCGATTCATGAATGAACTACTCGATACGGAGAAGGAAGACTACATCATCGCAGTTGACACCGATTCGATTTATGTTCGATTCGGTCCTCTGGTCAAAAAGATCTTTGGAGATAAACAAGTCGAACCAGCAAAGATTATTAACTTTCTGGAAAAGGCTTGCAACGAAAAAATTAAGGACTTTATTGACCAGAGCTATATTAAGCTTGCCAAATACGTCAATGCATATCAGCAAAAGATGATGATGGATCGAGAGGTTATTGCCAGTCGAGGAATCTGGACTGCTAAAAAACGATACGTGTTGGACGTATGGGATTCGGAGGGTGTGCGATATGAGAAACCAGAATTAAAAATCATGGGATTAGAAGCAATCAAAAGCTCTACTCCAGAACCATGTCGAAAGAAAATCAAAGAAGTTTTGAAGATTGCTCTACGCGAAAATGAAGATGCAGTAATTAACTTCATCAAAGACTTTCGTAAAGAATTCTATAAGTTGCCCGCAGAGGAAGTTGCATTTCCACGATCAATTACAGGTATCGACAAATACTCACACCCCGTAACCGTATTCAAAAAGAGTACCCCGATGCATGTCAAAGGCGCTCTATTATTTAATCATCTATTGAAGAAAATGGAGATGGACAAAGATTATCGTCCCATCCAAGATCACGATAAAATTAAATTCATTCATATGCGAGTACCAAATCCTGCACGCGGACCTGTTGTAGCATTTCGTGATTTTCTTCCAGACGAAATAGGACTTGACGAATATGTGGATTACAAGACCCAGTTTGAAAAAACATTTCTTGATCCACTAAAGATTGTACTTGATAAAATTGGATGGAAAACTGAAAGACAAGCAACACTTGAAGCCTTTATGGTATAGGAGATACTAATGTATGATTACAACTGCGAATTGATCCGTGTGGTTGATGGCGACACGGTTGACCTGAATGTTAATCTTGGTTTCGATATCTGGGTTAAGAAGCGCGTGCGGCTGTATGGTATTGACGCTCCCGAATCACGAACACGCGACTTGGAAGAAAAGAAACTGGGGATAGCTGCTACGGTGGCGTTAATGGAACTGATAGATGACGCAATCAATTTCCACAGTGGAACGATACGTCTTGAATCCAAAATCTACGAACGAGATAAGTTTGGTCGTGTGCTAGGAATCCTACACTTAGACACAAAGACGTTCACCGAGGATGGAGAGGATACAATAACAAGCACAGTAATCAATAGTTGGATGGTTCAAGAAGGTCATGCAAATAAAACTACATTTGATTGAACGTGGAGATAAAGATGGGACGAATTAAAAAAAGCGTGAAGCAGTTTCAAAGATTGTTAGATGCAAGTGAAAACCCATACATCAGCATAGTTGAAGACGGCGTAACTGGATCAGATGTTACCGAATTTGTTGACAGTGGATCATATGCTCTCAATGCTCAACTGTCTGGCTCAATTTATGGTGGATGGGCTAACAACAAGATAAGTGCATTAGCTGGAGAAGAGAAAACAGGCAAAACCTTTTTTGCTCTATCGGCTTGCGCACAGTTTCTTAAAGCTAATCCAAATGGATATGTCTTTTACTTTGACACTGAAAGAGCTATCACAAAAAAGGTCTGTCGCGGTCATGAAATTGACTTGGAAAGAATTGCGATCTTAGGTGTAGCTACTGTTGAAGACTTTCGCACACAGGTTGCTAAGATGCTCGACAACTATCTGGAGCAGGATGAAAAGGATCGAATGCCAATCATGTTTGTTCTGGACTCTCTAGGTATGCTTTCAACCAACAAGGAAATGCATGACATCTCCGAAGGATCAGACAAACGAGACATGACAAGATCGCAATTGGTTAAAGGTGCTTTCCGTGCATTGACATTGAAACTCGGCGTGGCGAAAGTTCCTATGCTTGTAACAAACCACACATACGCAGTTGTTGGATCATTCTTTCCGACAAAGGATATGGGTGGTGGAGGAGGACTTAAATATGCTGCAAGCACCATCATGTTTCTTGGCAAGAAAAAGGAAAGAACAGGAACGGAGGTTACAGGTGCGATTGTCACATCAATAGCAAACAAGTCGCGGCTAACCAAAGAGCAAACAAAGACGCAACTTCTAATTCGCTTTTCAAGTGGATTGGATCGATACTACGGTCTTTTACCTTTGGCTGAAGAAGCTGACATCATAAAAAAGACAGGGAAACGCTGGGAGTTTCCAAACGGCAAAGCCGCATTTGAAACAGTAATTAACGCAAATCCAGAAAACTGGTTTACTGAAGATGTACTAAACAAGATCAACGAATATGCTGCCAAGAAATTTCTCTACGGCAGTCAATTCGAGGAAAACTCTAATGACACTGATTCATCCACTTAAAACAAAACCACCCAAGTACTGTTTTCTCTCAGAAATG